AAGAACATCCATTAGATGTTATGTTTGCAAAATTAGGATGTTCATTATACCGTTGGGTACCATTTTCCCAGGATTGAGACAGAGGGAATAATTCTAAAGTTAATGTTTTTGGTAAAGTTTTATTAAATTCAGTATTAAAAATATTTATACTAGAGGAAAATACACCTAACACCTTATCATTCAATACTGATTTGATTTCATCATCATTAAATTGGACTAAAAATCTAGAAGGGTAATATAAAGAACCAGTATTATCTAGTTCTGACGCTAGTTCTAAGGTTTCTTCTATTCCCGTATTTAGATCTTGTCTAAATGGATGAGAATATATAGTGCTATCTTTTTCGGGAAATAGAAAGTAATATGCCATATTTAATA